TCAGACTCGCGGTAGCATGTCATACAGTTTTTGAGTGTTCAATGTCACGCCATGCATTCGGCTGAAATCAGCCTCACCGCCGTGTATCCTGTCGGCCTTCACATCCTTCGTGAGCTCGCGCTTCCACTTCGTCCAAAAATCATCATGCTCTTTCTTGGTCATGATGATGATTCTACCGTGCGAAACACAAAAAGCCCCTCCCCCAGCGTAATCGCTGAGAGAGGGGGCAAACTTGTACAGGACGTACTAGTTGAGCATAGTATTCTTACACTTCTCCAACATCATGTTAGAGAAATGAAAGGTTTCTACTCGGAATACCGTGCCTTCAACTCGCTGACGCCGATCAACGCGCCAACCAGCACGGCCAGAGCGTTCAACGTGGTCACGATCTGGTCAACGCATGGAAGGTTCCATGCGGGGCCGACCACATGCACGAACACAGCCAAAGCGGGCAACGCGATAAGCGCCAACCACTTCAGCACCTTGTACGCTTCGTCCGGCAGGATGTAGTTGTTTTCTTCGCCTGTTTCTTCCTGCGGCTTTTCGCCGTCATTCTGAGTCTCCTTGACTTCATCGACCATAATCGGTCTCCTTACCAGTAGAGTGTTTCGCCCGGATAGATCAACGCCGGATTGCCGGAACGATAACCGTGGATGCTGTACATGTTCACTCTGTAGTATCCGGCAATACGACCCAACGTGTCACCGGAACGGACGGTGTAACGATGCGTGCTGTACGTGTTGCTGACCGGCTGTCGAGCGACGCCGGTGCCACGACGGCAGACCGTCTCACCAGCGTAGATGATGTTCGGGTTGCCCGAACGATAACCCGTGTACTGGTTCCAGCTACCGCCATTACGTGCCGCGATGGTGCTCAATGTGTCGCCACTCTTGACGGTCACGCAGACGCTACCGCAGTTCGTGTTGGCCGAAGCGCTCACTGTCGAGCCTCCACCCAAACGCTGGTTCACAATCGCCATCACACGGTCGTAGGCACCGCCAAGAGCCTGACGCCGGTCGTTACCGTTGCCGTACACGCCACGAATAACCTTGGTAGCCATATCGTTGTAGTCCGGCGTGGTAGTCACCTGCGGCTTAACCGGGTCATGACGAACCTCGGTCTTGGTCTTGCCGCGATCGCCGTTGGCGATCTTCTGCCAAGCGTCACGCTCACCGAAGAACAGGTTGAGGTCAAGCGGGCCGACACCGTTCAGATAGCCGGTGGACGCATACTGCACCATGCCCTCGCCCTTGCTGCCAGCATTCCACGGAGTGGACTGCCAGCCGGTCGCGTTCATCGAAGCGTACTGGGCCTTCCACAACATGCAGTGGGAGCGCACATCGGACGGAATCTGATACACAGCCGAATCCTGCACGTAGACAATAGGCCACACCTTGGTACGCGAATACACTTGGTTCACCCACTGGCGCACCCAGTCACCGTTACCCCAAGCATGATTGCCGTAAGACTCCCAATCCAACGCCAAGACGCACTGGCCCACATAACCGTTGAACTGGTTCAGATAATGGTTGACCTCTGCGGTGACGTTACCACCATCAGCGTAATGGTAGCCGCCACAAGCCTTGCCGGTCTGACGCGCCCAATCAATCTGGCTACGCCAAGACGGATTCACATAACCGCCACCCTCAGTGACCTTCACCACGGCCGCGTCAGCGTCCACCACGCGGGTCACATCAGCCGACTGCCAGCCGGACACGTCGATCACGTTCATGTTCGCGGACGCGATAGGCGCGATAATCATGCACAATGCGACAACAAGACCAGCGAACGGCAACCGCATGTTGCGTGGAATCTTCTTATGCTTAGGACTTTTCTTACCGAAAATCTTCAAGCAAACCTCCTTCAAAAATAGAAAAGCCACCCCACAGTGGGATGGCTTGTAAAGAGTTGGGTTGGGAGAAGTTAGTGGCGTTCTTCCAAGTATTTTTCTGCTGCTGCGACTATCCAGCAGTGCGCGTCCAATTTCTCCAATTTGGCGAGTTCGTATCGGACGGCCTCGCTGTGGTCGTGGCTTTGGTCACCGTAAATCAGTGAAATCAGTGTGTTTTTATCGTGTCCCTGCACAATTCGTCCAGCCGCCCGTCAAACCGTTCGGAACGTTCGCCGAGCTGCCTCGTCTTAGCGAAATGCTGGGAAAGCACGCTGTTATACGGCAAGCGCTCGGGATTGACGTGGGCATACAGCCCAGTAGCCAATGATTCGAGCGCTCCCGGCCAGACTTTCAGGCCGAGCGTGATGAGCGCGCACGCGCCGCCCACACCACCAAACCCCGCTAAAAACGTTTGAAACACATCACATCTCCTTGAAATTGGTTAATCTTTTGGCATGGTGTCGCCATCGAAATAATTGCCCGGCAATCCCAACGAGACGAGCTGCTGCCACTGGTCTTGAGGCACGCACAAGCCCTTGTTCAGATTGACCGTGCAACTGTTCAGACCGACGAGAATGCCGTGAGTGGTGCTGGCGGCGGTGAAGACGTAATCCACGCGACCATTCGAACTGACCAGCCCACTATCGCTGCCATTGGTGGTGAGACGCAAGCGCGGATTGTCGCCACTCGTGGACAGCATGTAACAGACGACGCTCACATGGTATTTCACGCCCGCCGTCAACCCCGTGAAGGTGATGTCCGATGGTGTCGTGTTCGTCGTCTTGACGCTCACACCGTCTTTCGGCATGACGCAGTGATTAACGATGAGACTCATGCCACCACCCCCAAAAGGGTTAGGCGCGTGGCATCGTATCCCCGTCGAAAAAGTAAAGGCCGTCGAGCAAGGCCTTGTTCGCCTGGTATTCGGCGAACGAGCATAAGAGAATGTTTGTCACGGTGACGGTCGGACTGCCTGACTTGACGTGATAACTCATTGATATCGGATGGGAATTGTTGATGATCATCTTGTAGCTGACACGTTGTCTTGCGTTGATGTCGCCATCCGCTCCGATTATCGAGATAGTGCCGCCTGTGACGTTCACCTCGACGCTGATCTGATATGTCGCCCCATTCACGCTCGGAAGGGTCGTGATATTCACCCACTTGTCGGCTTTCAGGGTGATGGTCGAGGATGGGCTCGTGCATAGGTTCGTGATCATCATCGGACATCACCCGCCCGACGAATCGCCTTAATCGCGTGGCATCGTGTCCCCCGAGAAGAAGCCCGGAAGCCCCCCCCCCGAGCGCCGCGTCATACGTGTCGGCGGCTTCCACGCTCAATTCGCTGATGGCCATACCGGAGGGGATGGCCAGGCGCGCGTCATTGGCGGTCGGGGTGAAGCGGATCGTATATTTCCCGACCGTCTGGGCACTTGGGTATTTGACCGTGCCGCCGAAAAAGATGCCGATTGCTTTATTCGTCGTATCGTTGCTGACGATCCTGCACGTGCACACGTATTCCACGCCGACCTCGCACGCGAAAGGCAGGTCGATGTATTCGCCTCTGGTGTTGGCCAGCGTGCCACCGGTCATGTACTTCGATATGTCGCCGCCCTTTTTGACGACATGGAAGCCGGTGGGGTCGAACTTTGGGTTCAGCCACAGGTTAATCCTCTGCATTCTCGTCTCCCTTCACGCTTTCGAGCACATCCTTCGGGATCAATTTCATGGCCGCGTCGAGCTGACTGGTCAGGATTGCGATTTGCTTGTTGAGAGTGCCGATTTGCGCGGAAAGCTGGTCGATGACGTCGTTCGCGTCGGCTGGAATCTGATTGGTCAAAATGTCTCCTTAAATACGAAACCCCCGCAATCCGTGTGGATTGCAGGGGTTGAAAAAAATGGAATGCTGGATTAGTCGGCGGCGGTCATCGTGTCGATACGAGTCACCGCCTTCAATTCGTCCAAGGTGAGGGTGCGTCCGAGATTCGTCTTCACGTCCGTGAGAGTGACGGACGTGCCGGAATCATCGAAGGTCGCGAGCACGCCACGCTGGTAGTCGCGCCAAGATTCGGAAGTGCCATCAGTGCTGGAAAACTCCAATCCGAGACGGCACAATTCCGCGCGCACCGACTCCTTCGGCGGACGCAAATCAAGCACGCCAGACGGCTCAGAGGGCGTCACGGCAGTAGTGGTATCGGCGGTGGTTTCAGTGGTCTCATCGGCCATAATCAATCTCCTTAATTCTGTTGGTTTTGTCTTGGCATGAGGGACTCATAGAAGCGGTCCTCGGCCGCATCCAAATCCGAACGCATATCGTCGGTGGCGAAAAGCCTTCCGATGGCCTTGGCGTCCACGCAATCCGTGTCGATGCCGGTGGTCGGCGTCGCACCGGCCGTTTCACCCGACAGCATGGCCGCCTGGACGGCGGAATCGGTTTTGTTGGTTATCGGCGGCAGTCCCAAAGCCGTCCTCGTACGGTTGCGGGCGGCCGTCATCGGATCATCCTGTACCTCGCCACTGTCGGACATCATGGACACGGATTCCGCCGCGGTATCCGACAAGGCCGCCTCCAAGCCCTCATAGGCGGTCGTGTACGCGTTACGTCCGGTCTGCGGATCGTACGAGCCGGCCGATTCCCTTGCCTGCATCATGGCCGCGCACGTTTCCGCGACGCTCGTCGTGCCGAGCAGCGCCCGCCATGCGGCGATAGCGTCCATGCCGCACACAAGCCCCCGCTCGCCCTCCGTTTCCGCTCTGATGACGAGGTTCCCGTCCTCGAAAACCGTTTGCAAAACATGCCTCCTTATTTGACGAGCCACGCGAACGCGTTGACGTACATGTTGCCCTTGTAGGTGCCGTTTCCGGCGTTGTATCCCATGACCTGCATCGACCCAGCGCCACCGGTGTTGCACACGTGCATGGAGATCGATCCAAAGTTGAGGTCGGCATTGCACACGCCGTAGTATCTGCCGTATTTCGCCGGCGTCCATGACCACGTGGTCTGCTGGATCGTGAAATCGGCAGGCAGCGTCGCGTTCTGGTAGATGCGCCAATTGGTGCTTTGAAAAGTGTGACGGTTTGTGATGCCGCCGAGATAGCCGCCGAGGTAGAGATAGCCTGCGCTGATGTCGGACACCATGCCGATTTCGCCGTTCGCGTCGGATGCGGTGCAGTACGCGCGGGCCTTCGCGCCCTGCGAGTGCACGCCGACCTCGCACAAGCTGCCGGAATCACTGCGCACGTTGAGATACGCGCTTGCACCCGATCCGCCGACACCATGCATGGTGAGCCATGAGGAGCTTTTTTTCGACAAGTCGGACTCGTCATAATTCGTGTCGGCGTGCAGATACACTTGTGACGTGACGCCGCTGCCGGTGCCGCCTTTCGCACGAGGCTTCGATTTGAGACTCATGAAAGCAGCGGGGTCGTTCTTGCTCACGTATCCGCTCCACAAGTCCAATTCGCTCATCAAGCCGACCTGATTCGATTCGATGAGCGACGCGACCGTAGGATAGTTGTAATATGCGATCGAATCCTTGTACGCCAAAAACTCCAATCCGTCACCGGTAAAAGTCTCCGACCCGGCAATCGCGTGCGACTTGTAATCCGGACTGATACGCACCCTGTGCCCGCTCGTGCGGGTCTGGAAGGTGCCGGTCAGCACATTCGACTTGCCTTCGCCGTCAAGATAGACGGTGCGGTTGTGGCTGGAATCCCACATTTGCAATGCGGTCGAGTTGAGCTTCATTCCAGTGTTCGCCGCCTCGCTGGACTGGAATATCGCGCCGGTGAACACGTAGCCCTTGAACTGGCCTGCCGCCACCTTGTCGGACGTGATAGTGCCAGCCGCGATCTTGACGGCCGTCACACTGTTTGCCGCCAGCTTGTCGGCGGTGATGGCACCAGTCACAATCTTGGACGCATTGACCGAATTCGCAGCCAGCTTGTCCGCGTTAACCGCGTTGGCGGCCAGCTTATCGGTCGTGACAGCATTGGCGGCGATGTCGGACGCCTGAATCTTGTGGACGTTGAGCAGCGCCACGGTCATGTCCTCGGTGACCTTGAGCTTGCCCGTGGTCACGGAATTGGCCGCGATCTTGTCGGACGTGATGGCCAGTGCGACGATGTTCCGAGCCTGCACCGAGTTGGCGGCGAGTTTCGCGGCGGTCACCGCGTCAGCCACCAGCTTTTCAGTGGTCACGCTGTTAGCTGCGAGCTTGTCCACCGTGATGGCATTGGCTTTGACCTTCTCGGCGGTCACGCTATCGGCGGCGAGATGCTTCGCGGCCACCGTCCCAGCAGCGAGGATGTTGTTCGCCACGAGGTCGAATGGCTCGAAGCGCGTACCATCCCAAGTCAACACTTCCACCACGCGGTCAGACAATGGCACCAAGACGCTCGGACTGTTGTTCGGCGCGCCCGTCCAGTACGTATAAAAATCGGCCAAGAGGCTCGGCGAATTGTTCTTCTCACCCTTCCAGCGGGTCCAATACTTCTGCGTCCTCCACCACATGTCCCCCGGCTTCAAGCCATCATGATTCGGCTCGTCGGGGCCACGGTAAATCAGATTCTTACCATCAGCAGTGGTCTGCGCCTTCTTGGCGGCCGCATTGGCTTGATTGGCCTGAGACGCTGCGTTAGCTGCGGCAGTCGCAGCCTTGTCGGCGGTATCCTGCGCGGTCTTCGCAGCCGTATTGGCCTTGACAGCCGCATTGGCCGCATCGGTGGCGGCCTTGTCGGTCACAGCCACCCAAGCACTGCCATTCCAGCGCTTCGGCGTGTTCGCGCCTCCAGTCGTGTCAATCCACAAGGTCGAAGCCTTGCGCATCGACGTGGCCGGCGCCGTGCTTTGGATGAGCACGTCGGCCTTGCCATTGGCCACGCCAGCGGCGGCAGCGGCAGCCGTGTTCGCCTTCCTTGCGGCGGTGGCCGCGTCGGTGGCGGATTGGGTCGCACTGTCAGCCGTGGCCTTCGCTTGGGTCGCGACGCTCGAAGCATTTGCGGCGTCCGTCTTCGCGGTGGAAGCGTCCGTCTTGGCCGAAGCCGCATCGGACTTGGCGGACTTTGCGGACTCATTGGCCGTGTTGGCCAGTGTCTCCGCGTTGCCTGCGGTCTTCTTCGCGCTTTCGGCGGCGGTCTGGGCGGCATTGGCAGCATCCTTAGCCTGACCTGCGGTCGCGGTGGCACTCTTCGCGGCAGCGGTAGCAGCATTGGCGGTATCCTGCGCTGTCTTCGCCGCACCATTCGCCGTATCAGCCGTGCCCTGCGCGTTTTTCGCTGCGGCAGCGGCATTCTCGGCGGTCTTCTTGGCGTCGGTGGTCTTCGCGGCATTGTCCGCGATATCCGACTTCGCCTTGGATATTTCGTCCGCGTTCTTCTCGACATCGGCATAGCCGAGATGGTTCCAATTCGAGCCATTCCACACCAGCGTATCAATCACGCGGTCGGACAATGGCACCAAGACGCTCGGACTGTTGTTTGGCGCGCCCGTCCAATACGTATAAAAGTCCGCGAGCATGGACGGCGAATTATTCTTCTCGCCTTGCCAGCGGGTCCAATACTTCTGGGTCTTGAGCCACAGGTCGCCGACGATGAGATTATCCTTCGGCTCGTCGGGACCACGGAAAGTGTGGTTCTTCGAGTGGGCTTCGGCATACGCTTGCGCCGCCGACTCCTTGGCCTTCGAAATCTCGCCATTCGCCGTGGTCAGGTCGCTTTTGGTCTGCGCGATATCCTTCCGGGCCTGCGACAGGTCGGATTGCGCCTGATTGAGCGACTTGGACGCCGTGTCAAGGCCGGTCTTGTTGGCTTGGATGTCCTTCCGCGCCTGATCCAGCTTCGCGGTGTTATCCTTCAAAGCCGTCTGATTGTCAGCCAAATCCTTCTGAATCTGCTTGACCTCTTCAGGCGAGACAGCAGAAGCCACGGTCACCGAAGCGATGGCGGACCAGTCGGAGCGATTGCCCGCATGATCGACGGAGCGCAAGGCATAGCTATGCGGTGAGCCGCCCGTCAAACCGGTGATGACGTAAGCGCCCGGGCCGGACTGCGTGGCGCTGATGACGGTCATTCCGGCGGCATTGACGCCCTCGCCGACCTCGACATGATCGAAGTCCGATTCCATCGACGCGCCGGCTGCGGTCTTGCCATCCCAGTGGACGGTCACCACGCCAAGCTCGGACGACAATACCGGCTTCGACGGTACGGAGCATGGCGTCGTATCCGACTCCACAGTTGCCACCACGACGGCCGACCATTCGCCAAGCTTGTCCGAATACGTCGGCACAGCCCTGACGCGCACCTCGATTTGCGTGCCGCAATCCAAGCCTCCGAAACCGAGCTGCGTCTTGTCGGTGGTGCCGGCCGCCTGCCAGGGCGCACCATCCTTGTGCAGCTTCCACTCGACCGTATAGGTGGAGATTTCGATTGATGTGTCGTTCGTGGCCTGCGTGACCGCACTCCACGAGGCTGTGGCCAGACCGTGGGCGTACCCGTCCGAACCAATGTATGCGTCCGTCTGCACCACAAGCCCAAGCGGGGCCTTCGGTACGCGATGGTCGCGATCGGAAGAGGCGGTCGTGCCACCCTCGCTGCCGGCCAATGCGGCACCGCCGGTGATGCCTTTGATTTTCTTCGCCTGACGCACGGAAGCGTCATACTTAATATCATTCAGAGCGATTGAGCAGGATAAGCCCTCGTTCTGGCGCATGCTCAGGTCGATTTCCTGCACGCGCACCTTCTCACCGTGAGTGACTGTTGGCGCGGTGATCCAGTCGCCGGCGTGGAAGTCGATGAGCGGTAGATCATCCACGCCGGAAGTCACCAGATCGCGCGTGTACTGGCCGCGTACCCTAGCCGCATCATCAAGCGTGGACTGCATGAATGCCTGCGCGGTATCCTTATCGGACACGCCACCCTGCGAGCTATAGGATTCCCACTTGCCCCAAGGCGTCGGAGCAGCCGGATTATCCATGCGAAAAAGCAGATTATTGTCACCCTCGACAAGGATGGTTGATGCCAGGTCGGCGATGGACTCCTCGAATGGGGCTTCGCTGATGTCACGCGCCAATTGCAGCACAATGCTCTCGCTCAGGTCACGGCTCAAGGCGGTGCTGTCCGCATTCCAAAGCTTGAGTACCCTGCCGCTTGTGCGCCAGTCGCAGCCGCCACCATTGACCAGGGCGTCCAGGATGGTCTGCAAATCAGTGCCGAGCGAATAGTACAGAGTGTACTTTTTTGCCCAATTCCTGCCAGCCGCGTCCTTGGCCGTGTCGAAGCCCAAGGTCAGACCAGTGGCCACGCCACCACGCTGACGATTTTCGTCCAGCAAAGTCTTGAGAATCGTGCCCGGATTAGAAGAATAAAAAGGCCTTTTACCCTTGTTATCGCCATCGGCGATGAGGTGCGACGAATCATTGTTTTCGGCCTTGGACAGCAGCCAGCCAATCGACTGACCGGAATAAGTGATGGTCTTGGTACGGTCATCCGTCTTGCCGGAGCGGCCCGTGATGACGAATCGCGCATTATCCGGCTCCTTGAAGCCATTACCGTCCGACACTTCCACGGCCACTTCCAGGCCATCGGTCAGCTCACGGTCGAACGCCTGCGCGTCACCGGACAGCATCGAATATTCGATGCTGATTGCGCCATCATCATTGTGGAGCATGGACGCGCTGAAGCTCACCGGCTCGGCCAGCACACCGATGCGCTCACCGAATGGACGATAGGCCACAAGACGCGCGTGCAAAGTCTTTGCCATGAATCACTCCCAGGATTGCAAAAACCGGCAGGTCACCTTGTCGGCGCTGCCGGTCTGTTTGATTGCGATGCGATAATCGCCAGAATCGATCGCGGGCCACACTTGCAGTGGCTCCGTAGTCCAGTCGATGCCATTCGACGCATCCACGCCACCCGACCAAGCGTCTGCGTTGGCCGCCGTCCACGCCTTGCGATTGGCTGCATCGACGAAAAGGTAAGGTCGTGAGGCGTCGCGTTTGCCACCCCACAGCAGATTCGTGCCACTCACCGGGTCACTGATGGTCACACCAGTGACTGCGCCGAAACGCAAGACCAGTATGCCGATTGGCGCATTGGACAGCCAGCCGTCCGGCATGATGTCGAAAAGCTCGGACGGACTGGCGTTAGGCAATCCCTGCCAGCGCGTCCAATACCCCTTGCTACTCGGCTTGGAGACCCCGCCCGGCAGCAGCCTGCCGCCCGACGCGGCCAACGTCACCTCCTGCCACTGCACGCCACGCCAAAACACGTCAGGCAATTGGAAAACTGCGGTCATGACGCGCAGGTCACTGGACGGCCTCTCATCATCGTCCGGCTCGCAGGACGTGCACACGACGCGAGTGACCATGCTGCGCGACCTGCCGTCCTCCGTGGTCTCCACCCTGCCGAGCGTGAGCTTCGCGGCAGACAGGCACATGGCACGGAAACGCGCGATCAGCGAATCGGAATCCGCACCCCACGCCGCCACCTTGACTGTCAGCTCCGGAGCATCCAACACCGGAATGGACGAGCCGACGATGACGCCATGCCGTCCAGTCACCTGCACGGTGCTCACGATCGGCGACAGCGCCGTGTAGTGCGTCGTGCCTACAAGCACGCGCATCCGCTCGGAATCGAGCGGCTGGCCGTTGAGAGAATAGCTGACCTTCATGCGCGAAACCTCCCAATTACCATTGCGGCATGGCCGCCGTCTGCAATTTCTGCTGCGTGCTTATCGACGTCGGCGCGATGGCCGGATAGTTGAACGTCTGCGTGATGTTCGTCACGCTCCCACCATTGCCGTAGGAGGCAGCGTTAACGCCACGCGAGGCGTTGGCGACGCCGACGGAATACGAGGCGTCCTGCGAAGGCAGGATGCCGGTCAATCGTCCGGCAGCCTTCCTCACCTTCGAAGCGCTCTCGTCGATGCCGACTGCCATGCCCTCGCCGATCATCTCGCCGACCTGATCGCGGAACACTCGAGACGGCGAATGGATGCCAAGCTTGCGTTTCACCCAATCCAACGCGTTCGTGGCCGCGTTGACGGCGGCAGACACGAGCCTGCCTGCCGCGCCTGCGATGCCGGACACAATACCCGTGATGATATTCAGGCCGACGCTACCCCAGTTAACAGATGTGAAACCGCGCATAATCTGGCCGACCATGCCTGGAATTGAGCCGATAAGCCTTGGCACCGACGCTATGAAGCCGTTGGCCAGTGCGCCGAGCAGCTGCACGCCAGCCTGCAGGATCTGCGGGAGACGATTGATGATGCCACCGACCAGTTGTCCGATAAGGATCGGAGCCTTGCCTACCAAGTCCGGCATGGCGTTGATGAGGCCCTGAGCCAGTCCGAGGATAAGCTTCAAACCACTGTCGATGATCTGCGGCAGGTTGTTAAGGATGCCTTGCACGAGGTTGAGGACGGCGTTGATGCCGATGGGGATGAGCTGCGGCAATTGGGCCGACAATCCGTCCAGCAGCGTCGTCAGCACGGTCACCGCCGTGGACGCGATCTGCGGCAATGCCTGCACGATGCCCTGCAAGAGGTTCGTGACCATCGTCAATCCGGTTTGCAGGAACGACGGCAGGCTCGACGTGACCCACGATTGGAACTGGGCGAGCAGTTGCGGCAGGCTCGTCGTGATCCACGTGGTCGCACTGGTCAGCAGCATCGTGCCGAGCTGACCCAACGCTCCGAGCACTGGCGGCAATATCTGCATGACCAATGCCGGCAGCGTGCTGCCCAACGAGGAAAACAGTTGTGGCAGTGCGGCGGTGATGCCGGTGATGATCTGCGCGATGCGCGGACCCACGTTCTGGATGACCGTGCCGATCGAGTCGACCAGCTGGGTGGTCAATCCGTTGATGTCGGCATTGTCCTTGCCGAGCTCCGCCAGCCAGTTCTGCCATGCGGCCTTCATCATGCCTACAGAGCCCTCGATGGTCGTCGCGGCCTCCTTGGCGGTGGTGCCACTGATGCCCATCTGCTCCTGCATGATGTGGATGGCCTGCACCACGTCGGAAAACTTGTCGATGGACAGGTCGCCCATCTCACCGTTCGCCTGCTTGACCTTGTTCGCGTCCTGGATCAGACGCTCCATCTCGGATTTCGTGCCGCCGTATCCGAGCTTTAGATTGTCGAGCATGGCGTAGTTGCCGCGCGCCAGAGACTGGTAGGTCTGCTGGATGGACTCGATGTCGGTGCCCATCTTGTTGGCGTTGTCCGACATGTCGACCATGGCGGTGTTTCCGAGTTCCGCGGCCTTTGCGGTGTCGCCGCCGAGCGAGCTGATCAGCGAGGCGGAAAAGCTCGTGACCTGCGTCATGTACTCGTTGGCGCTTACGCCGGCGTTCTTGTACGCTTCCGCCGCATACTTCTGCACGGTGCCGGAAGCGTCCTTGAACAGCGTATCGACGCCGCCGACGGCCTGCTCGTAGGTGGCGTACGCGTCGAGCGCGCTCTTGCCGATGCCGGCCAGTCCCGCGACGGCGGCGCCGATGCCGGCCAGTCCGACCGTGGCGACGCTCTTCAACGCTCCTACGGCCTTGCCAGACATGGAGCTGATCGCATTCCACGCAACGTCAGCACCGCTTTTGAGCTTCGAGCCTATCGCCGACGCGGCACTTCCGGCAGCTCCTGGAATCTGCGACAGCACGCCGCCGACCGCTCCGCCGACGTTGCCGAGATAGCCGCCGATGGCATTGCTGACGTTTTTGAAAGGCGCTGGGATCCTTGCCGCGATGGCCGAGCTCATCGCGGAGAACTTCGCAGACAATGGCGCGGTAAGACGTGACGCGGTGGATTGCATGGCAGCGCCGGCAGCGCTCATGCCGTCGCGGGCTTTCGTGGCGATGCCGGAGAACGCCGACGTTGCCGCGTTTTTGACCCGTCCGAACGCGCCGGAGACCGGCTGGATTATCGCCGAACCAAGATTCTTGAACGCAGCTCCAAGCGAACCACTGCTGGAAGCGAGATTGTCCTGAGCATCCTTGAGCGCCTTCTGCGCATCCTTCAAGCGGTTCTCGGCCTGCGTCGCCCGGTCTGTCATGGTGGACAGCTTCAGCCGCGCCTGTTCGAGCCTGATGGTCGCGGCCTCGGCCTGCGTGCTGCCCTCGCCATGCTTGGCGACGGCATTGGCGACGCTCTCCTCGGCGGCACGCACCTGATTCGCCGCCGCCTTCTGCTGGAGCATGGCCTGACGGTATGCGGCCGTGGATTTCGCCACGTCACGCTCATAGGATTTCAGCACGTCAGCGCCGAACGCGTTCGCCGACTGTTTGAACCCGTTTTTGAACGCGCGTCCGAACAGTCCGCCACTTTTGCCGCCGTTCATGTTCGAATCGAAAGCCTTCGACGCGGCCTTGCCGCTCGCGCCGACCTCCTTGTTGACCGCGCTGCGGAAACCATTCATCGAAGGGAACACGCTGATATGCGCGGAACCAAGTTCGCTGCCGAACGCCATGCGGCACCTCCACTATTCAGTTATTCAGTCTTCGTAAAGAGTCCGGAATACCGGGCTCATGCCCTTGGTCTGTTCGCGCAGCCGCTCACGCTCGGCCTTCTCCCTGTCCGCCAGCAATCGTTTCGCAAGCGAATCGAAAGGCTTCGGATACTCGTCGCCGCCAAGCGCGTAGACGACCGGTATCTCACCCCACCTGGCCGGATAATCCAAGCCGTTGAGCTCCGCGCCCGTGTAGGATGACGGATCGCCGATAATCTGCTCGAGGAGCGCTATCGCATCGCCGTAGCGGAGCCTGCCGCCAAGATCGGCCTGCAGACTCCACCCATGCATCGTGAAATCGGCTCGGATCACGCTCCCGTGGTCGGCGAGCTGGCGGGCGAACCATTGGATTTTCCCAGTGAGGCTCCCTGCGCGCGCACTACCGCGTCGCCATAGTCGGACAGGAGGTTGAACACCACCTGCACCGGTTCGCCGTTCAGCTGCTTCGCCTGCTTGTCGCCAGCGAAGGCGCTTAGAATGCGTTTGAGCTGTTCGACGCTCTCCGTATCATCGGACGTGTTCGAAAGTCTCGTGAAATCGTCGATACTCATCGACAGTGGAAGCTTGTACGTGCGTCCGCCAGGCACGAGCGCCCAATAAACATCGCCCTTGATGATGTGGCGCACCTTGTAGTTCTGCGCAATGGAGGCGAACGCCTCCTCATCGTTTTTCTCCGTCCACTGGTCGAAATCTTCGACGGTCGGCTTGAAGTCGGTGGAAGTGGAAGTCATTGTCTTGTCCTATCTGCTTTTCGCCTGCCTGCCGTGAAAAAAGAAGATTCCCGGACCGCGCAGACAGGCGAGATGGGCGGTCCGGGAAGATTTTCGTCCGCCGGTCAGGCGGCGCGTGTGGTGACGGTGACCGTCAGATCTGGTGAGGTCACGCCGTCATATGTGGCGTTGAGCCTCGCGCTTCCGGCCTTGACGGCGGTTAGCGTGCCTCCCTCGACGGTCGCCACGCCTGCATCCTTGGACTTGAACGTGGCCTGTCCGGTCACGTCCACGGTGGTCTTGTCCACATGTGTGGCGACGGCCTTGAGCGCGAGCTTCGCGCCTTGGACGACCGACGGCTTCGTGTTGCCGTCAGCCGAGGTCACAGCCACCGCCGTCACGCTTTTGGGTCGTACCAGCTTTCGATCCAGCGGGTGTTCGGATGCTCCTCATCCACATACAGCGGATCCTTCATCCATTCGACGGTGAGCGCGCGGCCGGTGACCGAGCCACGCTCCTGCTGGTCCGGCTCGTTGCCGGTGACCTGCATGACGCCGGCACGACGGTGGACGCGCCCGGTGTCGAACGTCTCCTCTTCGTACACCATCCATTTCGCGTCCTGGATGATGTCGGCCACGTGGTAGACGCCCTGCGCGTCCGGCTCGCCGATGGTGATCTTGCGGGTCAGCGCGTTGTTTTCGGCCGGGCTGAAAGTCTGCGTGAGGCTGGTCGCCAGCGGAAGCTTCTTATACCCGTCCTGCAAAAACTCGAGCGGGTCGTCGCCGTCGCGCGAATCCTGGTTGCCGCCGTCGGACTTGACGAGTCCGATGCATGCGGTCGACCGATTGTAGGCGGCCGGAAGTTCCGGCGTCGCATTGCTGGATGCGATCATCTCCGGCGTGATTTTGTTTTCGGTGGAATACGGGACGATCATGATGGCGGCGGTAACGAGCGCCTCCACCTGTCCCAGATCCATGCCCTGACTGTCTTTGGCCATGGCGTTTCCTTTCTTAGGGTTGTCTGATTCCGGCCGTCGAATATTCGACGGTCATGTAGTAGCGGCACCATGCCGCGTCCTCGCCGACCGGGTACGGGCCGTTGCAGCCGTCAGACACGACGGCGCAGATGCGGCTGCCTTCGGCGAATCCGATGAGGATGCCGGGCTCGCCGGTCAGCAGCCCGTACACGCGGGCCGCCAGATCACGGCATGGTTTCGTATCGTTGCGCGTCCATCCGAGCACGTTGACGCCTATCGACCTGTCGAACGTCACACGGTCGGCGGATTGCGTGCCGCCGTCATCACGCACGACCACGAGCGGATAGGAACCGTCGTAACCGTCCGGGATGCGGTTTCCGACCTGCAGTCCGGGGATGTCCGTGATGTTGGAGCGCAGCCATCCGGTGAGGAACAGTTCGAGGTCGGGTGGAATGACGCTTGCCATCAGACCTTCGCCTTCCTCAACGCTTTGGCCAGATTGCCGGTCCGCGCCTCCACGAGCAGGGTCTTCGGGTCGTGGCCGACGACCATGACGGTCGTTCGGTGCTCCCTTTTGACCTCCTCGATTCCAAGGCCGTCGCGGTATGCGCCGGTATCGACTGGAGCGGACGCCTTCGCGTAGGCGAGTGCCCTGTTCGCGGCCAGCGTGGTGAGCGCCTTGACTCCCGCGCTGTTGAGGATCCCGTCGAAGAACTTCGCGTTGAAGTCGACCGATATCCTGCTTTTCGCCATTGTCAGCCCTTTCTTTCCGTCAGACGGCATTCCAAGGTCGGACGCCACCCCGTGAACGCGTTCACATCCTTCGAGGGGAATCCGTCGACTTCCCACAAGCGCCCGTCGTCGGGGTCTGCGCGGATCCGATCACCGATTCTGATGTCGGCTGTCGGATCCGGGATGGTGAGGTACGCCGTGGATGCGGTCTGAGTGTCGAGCGTGTCAGGCGTGCGCATGCTGGAGCTGGAGGCGAGGGCGCCCATGATGGCGAGCTCGTCCGGAGGCACGCTCCAGTCCGGCTCGTTCTGCGCCGGATTGTACGGGTTGGTCTTGCGTTTGGCACGCAGTCGCATGAAGCGTGTGGCTCCAGCCATGGAGAAAACACCGCCGGCGGGGTTCAGGTCGTCAAGCAGGCTCATGGCAATCCTCCAAGCCGGTAGGGTTTGAGCTTGTCCTTCTCCGCCTGCATGAGCGACACCACATCGAAACTCGCGCTGGACCCGTTGGTGGACTGCGAGGTGACGAGCCCGACCGGACTCATGCCGGCACGCTTAGCGGCGCTGATGAGCACCTGCTGCACGTCCGGCGCGTCATCGTATCCCGCATGGATCTCGTAGCGGATGGCCGCAACGCCGACCGGGAAGCCACCGGACAAGGATTCAACCAAACCTGTCTCCGGATCATAGGCGTAAGCCAACGGATTACCCTGACGGTCGGTCAAGGATTCGATGCTCGTCACATGACGTGCGGGCAGTCGAATCACCGCGCCGCCGCGAGTGTTCAGCGTTCCTGCCAAGGCCGCGTTCGGCATGACATGCCAACCACACTCGCGGCGGATGGCCGCCTGCGCGGCCCTGAGCCGAAACTGCGCGTCATCCTCGAAAGCCGAAGGGTCGGCAATCATGTCAGGAATCACATTCACGTCACTCATGCCGACCTCCAATCTCAGCTCGTCTTCACCACGCCAGCAGCCACAAGACCAGCCACAAGCGCATTGACACGCTTCGCCAAATCGTTGTAAGCGGTCACGAGCGCGTCGTACTCCGCCTTCGTCGGAGCGGTGGAGGCCGCAGCCGCGACTGAGGCGTTCGCGGTGCCGGAGATAGTGACATTCGCCAGCTTCACGCCACCAAGAGCGTTCTCAGCGGCGGCGGGAAGCACATACGGCGTGGAAGTGGAGCCGCCGGTGACGTTCACCGGATTGTCGTTGCCGTCCACGAAGAGCACGTCCTCGATGTACGTCGAAGCGTCCACCTTGGCCTTGGATGCGTCGGCCAGCCGATACTGCTTCACGGTTCGCCTCACTTTCCGGCCTTGCCGAGGGCAACCTTGACGAACGCCTTGGGGTATTTGACCTGCAGGGCGAGGCGTTCCTTGACACGGAACGTGATCTTGTCGTTGGTGAAGTCGTTTTCGTGGCTGTTGGTGGATTCGACGGTCAGGCCGCCCTTGCGGTAGATGGTGCCGCCGGCCTTGAACGCGCCGACGAGCACTGTTCCCTTGGTCATCGCCTCGGTGACAACGGTGCGCAGCCCCCACAGCGGCGGGTTCTGCATGATGCCGCCGTTGCCGTACTGTCCGGAGAAGAAACCACCGCCGAAATACTGGCCGTTCGCATCCTTGGACAGGCGGATCGCCTGATAGTCCGCAGGATTGATGACCACCGCATCGGCGGAGAAGCCTGTCGCGGTGGCGATATCCGTGGTGGCCGCGAAGATACGGTCCGGATCTGAGTCCGCGGCCTGACCCTTGGTCTGGATTTCGCGGTTCAGAATGCCATTGAGATTCGGGTCGGTGCCATCGCCGGACAGGAGTTGAATCTCCTCCTGCAGCTTCAGGTTGTACTGGGCGTGCTGGTTGATTTCGGACACGACGAAGGGCAGGTCTTCCGCCATATCGTCTGTGATCTTCCACCATGCGGCGATCTCGTGCAGGCTGTCGGACACCCAAGTCGGATCCGGCATGTGAATCTGAGGCTTCTGCGCGCCCTCGGCGACGGTGGTGGCGTTGCCTTCGAGGGAGCCGTAGACCGGATATTTGATGGTGGTGCCGCTCATGGTGCCGGCTGCGAAAAGGTCGGCGATGACGAGCGGACGCTCATACGGCCATACGCCGTTCTGATCGGTTTCAGTAAGGAACGGCGCGTAGGCTCCGGACGCTCCACCTGTGACCTGAGTGTCGGAAGCAGCCTTGAATTCCGGAGTGGAGAACAAGCCTCCCTTGGTTGCGAGCACGCTCAAGCCCTTCTCCTGCAGGGACTTGACGTAGAAGTCGCCGAGGGTCTTCGCCTCGACGCCCTTACGTTCGGTCTTCGAGGTTCCGGCGAGACGGTCGAGCCCTTCACCGGCCTCCTTGAACAGGTCGATGCGCTCCTGCAGCTTCTTAGCCTCGGCGTAATGCTGCTTCAACTCCTCCTGCTCCTTTTCGGTGATGTTATCCATTCCCTTGGCGAGGATGGACTGTGCCGCCTTCTTCTCGGCGGCGAGATTATCCATGAGATTCATGGCACCCCTTTCGGTTAGTGTTCCAGCGAGAAGAAGTCGCTGATGGTTTGATATTCCTTGGCCCACTTCGGGTCAAAGCTTTTCTGGTCTTTCTTCTTCGGGTCATCCGTGGAATCGTCCGGCTCGTCGCTGGAATCATCCGTGGAGTCATCGGACGAATCGTCCGGCTTCTTGTTGTCGGAATCGATGCCGTCAAGAACCTCGTGCAGGCTGTCGAGGGCGGCACGGAGCTTGCTCTCGGTGGAGGCGCTGATTGCTCTACCGCTCTTGACTTCAAGCACTTCGGCGCCCTGGTTCGCGGCGACCTGCACGAGTGAAATCTCGAACAATTTCAGCTGGCGGATCTCCCTGTATCCGTCCCACGCGCTCTTGCCGTCCTGCACGAAAGCGGTCTCCTCGGCGAGGAAGCCGATGCTCATCTGATGGATAAGGCCACGCTGCAGGAGCTCGTATGCGCGCTTGCCTTCCGGCAGGTCAAGGTCAAGACGGGCGGTGACGAGCAGGCCGTGCTCATCCTCCACTGCGCTCAACGTCTCGCCGATGATGTCGGTCGGCTTATCGTCCTTGTGCTGCCAGTGAATCGGGATGCCCGCGCCAGTTCCGTCGTAATCCTTCTCCAATGTTCCGGCGAAGGCACCTTTGACGATCACGTCATCGTACAGATCCTTGCCCCAAGTGCTGGCGTATCCGCTGAACACGCCCTCGCCTTGACTGTCATCAAGGGATTTCAGCTCGAAGCCCTTGAAATCAAGCCTCATGATGTTTCCTCCTTGGTGAGCGCGTCCCACTCGGCATGGAATTGCGCGTCATACCGGTAAAGCCATTTAAATTCGGCGAGCATGGCCTTAGCGTCCTCGCCGTTGACCGGATTGTTCTCCTGCGCGTTCTGCGTCCTGCCGCCGTCCTGCGGGCTGGGCTGGCCGCCCTCGCTCACGTTCAACGGGGTGATGAGCTGGTCGCCGCCAGGCACGCGAGGCATGTCAAGAATCTGACGTGCCTGATTCGTGGTCATGAAAGGCCGTCCAGTCGCAGTGCTCAGCGCCTGATACTGCTCGGAAGTGGTGCCACGGAGTTTCGCGTCCACGTTCGCCTTGATGTAGCAGTCCGGCTCCCCCACAGCCTCCGGAAGGCTGAGATTCAAGGCTTCCTCAAGAGCGACGATGTACGGCATGAGCTCCACGTTCCACAGCTGCTCCTTGTAGGCGCTGATATTGGAATTCGTGCCGGTTCGGAAGCCGACGTTTTCAGGTGAGATTTGGAAGGCGTTGCATACGGCGATGTTGATGCGGTCGCGCGCCTCCAAATCGTTCACATCCACCGGCTTGAAGACATTGTCCAAAGGGCGCATCTCCATGCCGTCCTTCAGGACTGGCCAGCCGCCCTCACGTCCACCATTCTGGATGAAATTACGCAATCCATTGGTGAAATCGTCGTAATCATCCTGCGACAGCCACGGCATCTCCTTCGGCCTGTAGACGTAGCCTCCGGCCTGCATGCCGTTCTTCGCGATGCTCCGACGGTAATTGGCCATCGCCTTCGCCTCGGCCAATAATGGCCGGAGCACGTTGGTCACGCTGTCGCCGAAACGGAGACCGGAGATGAAGCCGACATCCAAATGCACGCGCGGGTCGGGCAGATCAAAATGCATGGCCTGTTGACTGTCCATCGTCAGCAGGTTCACGCCGGTTATCTCGCCGAAAGCATTACCAGCCAGCTGATAACAGTCGGACGGGATGCGACGGAGCGTAAAACGTCCACCATCCACACCAAGCAGGCAAAGCCACCGATCATCGAGCAGCATGTCACGAAGCAGCATACTGATGAACCGGTAGCGTGTCATGCCTGGAAGCGGTGACGGCCTTTTCATCAGGTTGGACAATGCGCCACTGGTGACCTCCTCGGCATCACCATCAGTGTTCTTCCGATACACCTTGAATGGCAGCGAGGCGATATTGCGGGTGATGAAGTCAATCACGACACGCACCGCATACTCGCGGCAGTAGACGCCGGAGACATAACCGTAGAATTCCGCGTCTGACGGCCAGCTATCGCCATTGGCGAGCGGAATACTCGTCGCCGGCGTCGGATGCGCGTCTGCCTCGGCCATCTTCATGCCGATCACTGCGGCGTTATTGTGGAGGAGCCGGTCAAGGAAGCCCATTCATCCTCCTCTCGAAGAATTTTCAGAATCTGATTTTCACGCCTACACTTGGCTCGAATTTTGGTTTATCGACTTCGACCTGCATGGTCTCAAGCGCGTACAATGCCTCGCTCTCGGCGATGAGGCCGCTGATCTGCAGTGCGCTTTTGGCACGGTCCCACACCTCGACCTCACCAAGACGGCGGGTGACAGCCACGGAAACCTGCTGTTCGATGGCCGGCTGCGGCAGGTGACGGAGCTTGCCTTCGCGCACTCGGTCGAGGAAGCGGCCGCAGCACGCGCCAAGGCGGAAACCCTCGATAAGGTGGACGTTCCAGCCTTTTTCGGTCAAGGGGTCGATGAAATCGACGGCCGGACAGCCCTTCGACTGCACGGCGATCTCGCAAATCGACGGCCAGCTCTCACGCAATAGGTCAAGAAAGTGCGGCACCCACAGCATGCCGTCACGACGCGCGATAAGCTCCACATGAGGCAGGCCATCGGCGCGCAGGCCAGCGGCGGCCACATACGTGGTCTGCCGGTCGGCCGAGGTGTCCACCGCCAGGACCACGCGGTTCTCGGCGGGTATGCAGGAAGCGTCATCGGTGCCATGCGCCCACAATTTTGGATTGATGTAGGGCACGATGTCGGCCGTCACCCACTGGCATAGGACCTCTGTGCGGAATGCGGCCTCGGTCATGCCATCAATATCGCTTCGGACACTGGCCACGGTCATAGGGCCATAGCCGAGCGACGGGTTAGCCTGGCGAATCGCGTCGGCAGCATCCACCGGGCACTTGTCAGGTGCCGACCATTCAAAATATCCGAAAGAGCCATCCTGCTCGCCGGACAGGAACACGTCGGCCGGATTGCCACCGTCGGCGCTCAGACGCGTCCACTCGTCAACAAGCTTACGGCCCTTGTCCACCTGCTTGCGAAGCGCGACGGAACGATAGTCGCCCGCGTTCGAAATGCCCCACAACTGGCTCGACCAGACGGCCTTCGTGGTCTGGCTGACAGCGTTCCAGCCATCGTCATTATGCTGTTCACGAAGCTCGTCGAACACCACACGCGCGGCCGACTTAGCTCGAATGTTCTTGTCGGCGCGGACGATATACCGGGCCTTGCTCCTCGTGATGATCGCTTCCTCGCCGTTGGTGTTGACGAATTTCTGCGTCATCGCGGCGAGGTCCGGAATCACCAGATCCGCTTCCTCATCGGTCGCCGGAGCAGGATTGCACCACTCCTTGACCTGATTGTACGGGCCTTTCGCATTATCCAATGTCTGTGCGGCACCGACCACCAGGAACTTCACGGGCGGCACCCTGTCCGGATGCTTGTTGGAGTCAACGAACAGCCACCACGCGGCCAGCACGCCCATAAGCGTGGTCTTGCCGTTCTGTCTGGCCACAAGCACGATGACCTTGCGGAAACGATAGCTGCCATCCTCAAGCAGTTCGAGAGCATGGACGAGCAGCCACTGCTGCCACGGGTAAAGATGCACGCGCAGCATGATTTCAGCGAACGCGATCACCGCGAACCCATTCGAAGTTTCCTTCGTCAACGGCCTGAGTGGCGGAGTGAAGATACGCGGCAGGGTCACACCATGCCTCTCATCATCAATGGCACCGAAAACACTCAAATCTTCCGACACCATCGAACGCCTCCTAGCCGAAACGCTTCATGAAATCTTCCATCTGCACAACCTTGTCGCTCTTACGCGCCTCCGGCTTCGATTCAACCTTCGGCTTCGCAGGACGACCAACCTTAGCCGGAGCATCCACCGTCAAACCAAGCGACTGGCAATATTTGAGGAACGTCGGCAGCGAAACGTTGTCGAGCTTGCCGTTCTCATCGACAAAACCGGAGAACGTCAGATAATCGATACGCTCAGCCAACACGCGAGCCGCAGCGACAACAGCAGAATTCACAGCCTTGAGGTCAGCGTTCTTCAACGAACGCTCCAACGCCTCCGCCACATTCCGACTCGGAAACTTCGCACTCATCGAAAACACCCCCTAATCTGCCATCGCGCGCGACCCGCCAACAATTTCACTCGTCGGGGAGAGGAAGACCAACCACGCGGGACGTAGACCCCCATCGCGTTGGTTTTACGATTTCACCGCCCCTACCCCGTTTGGGTCGGTTTCGAATGCTGTTTGGAATGCGTTGATTGCGTTTTTGAAGCGTTTGATGAGTTCGTTTGTGCTTGGTGGCATCAGCTTGGCGATGGCACGCTCGGAGTCGATGACCTCGTAGCGGTATGTTCTGTTGACGTGCACTGGAATGTTGACCGTGAAGCTGCTGATTGGGAATGTCTTGTCGTTAATTTCTGCGGTGAGCGTTAGGTTGACTGGCTGTTGCATTGCTGTCTCCTTGCTCATGCTGTCTTAATCCATTGCCTGCTTAGTGTTCCGATTGGCGCTGGCGGATCTTGGTTGCCTCTCAAGCGGTTGCAGCTGGTGTGGCTCGGTTTGAAGCCTGCTGGGTCGAATTGGAGTTCGGGATGCTTGCTGACGGGGAACATGTGGTCGAGGTTGAAGCTGTCATCGGTGGTGTTCTTCGTGGCCGCATAGTCAATTGGCATTCCGCATAGCCAGCAGACTGCATGCTGTGCCTTGCATTGTGTGAAGAATGCGGCCTTGTATTTTTCGAATTGGCGTGTGGTTTTGCGGGTTCTTGGCATGTGGTCACCGCCTTGTAGCGCTTCGTGCTGTCTTCACCATGGATGTCTTATTCCGGCGTGTCGTTTTTGCCTGACTTGCAATACTTTACATACTTTGTTATAATAGTTATGTAAGCGGAAACGAAAGGAGGTGAACATGGAACCCAAGGACTGGATAGACACCATCCTCCAGATAATCGCCATAGCGGTGAGCGTCTGGCTCGGGCTGAGGGAAGGCAAAAAGCCACCGAAGCACAAGTAAAAAAGGTTCCGGCTACTCGTACTAGCCGGAACCCCGTCCATCCATCCTAGCAAGGGAACCATGAGCATCATGAAAAGACCGACCATCTTCGGCATCATCGCAATGCTCTTCGGCATCGTCTGCATGACGCACGCCGGACTCGAACACGGCGGAGGATTCGGCCTCGCGGCCGGGATCATGGGATTGGCCGCCGGATACGCCGGGAGCCGCCACGATGACTGAACGATACCTGAGCATGACCGAAGTCTCGCAACGTCTCGGCATCACCAAAGGCGCGCTGGCACGCTACAAGCTGCCCGAGCCCGACGTGATCGTTGGCAAAGCCAGGGGCTGGCGCGAGGAGACCATCGACCAATGGAACGCCAGCCGCCCAGGACGCGGCGTCGGCGGCGGACGGCCACGCAAAAACAAGGAGGAAACTCATGAGAATCCGCGGAGCCGTTGATGGAATCGACGGACCTGAAATCCCGTCATCGCTAGCCGACAGAATCGACATACGGTCGACGGTCGAACTTCTGCCAAACGAGATCATGGCCATCGGAGCCGGACTGAATGTCATGGCCAAAAGCTTCGAAACGGAACCACCTGTCATCCGCAACAAAGCACTGCTTCTGTTCATTCCCGGCAGCAGATATTCCGTCGAGCTCGACGGAGACGAAATGGGGGCGACGAAAACGTTCCTCGTCTTCCCCGTCCACATGTGGCGCAAACTCAATCCGGACGACACGCTCGTCCCGTACCTTGCCGTTGTAGAGGAGATGTGCCATTGCTTCTACGGGATAGCGGACGAAACGGAGGTGAAGCATAAGGTGCTCGACATAACAAACAAGTACGTTGACGCCGATGCGAAATTCGAGAACCTGTTTCCCGGATGGAAAGACGCATCCGTTTCGTATTCGGCCTAAACGGATGACGCTTTGATTTTCCCCAACGCGAGGCGACCGCCGATTCTGGCGATCGCCTCGCTTGTTGTCTCGCTCGCGCACGGTTTCACGGCCGAAGCCTTGAGCTCAGCGACGCGTTGTGGCGCGAGCTCTTCGGCGACATCTATCAGCGCGTCGGCGACCGCGTCCATGATGATTCGCTCAAGATCGGCCATTTGACCTCCTCGCTATCCTTGCGTCCAGCGCCTTCGGCGGGAATCGAACCCGCGCATACACGCGGCCGCAAGGAAGAGGATCCGAAGATCTGCGACCGGTGCGATCTGCCACTGATTCCTACGAAGGCATGGACAGGCGGTTTGAGCATCACCGCATCACGTAAGCGCGGGATTGGCTTGCCTGCCACTGTTGGGGTATGCCCACTCTGACGTGAGTGGGCGAAGCGTGTCCGATATGCCGTTCGGACAGGACGGGTACGTAACCCAAGGAGTTAGGAGAATCCATGGCGGATATGAGTGAGGGTTCAAACCAAGTCACCTCGGTTTGAACCCTCTAATCCACTGACAATTCTGCCTTGCACTTCGAAAAATGTCAAATCACGTCATGGCGAGCGAGGCGCGCGTGGACGTCGGACAGACGGTACAGCGGTTGCCCCTTATCGTTTCTGCCGGACGGCTGGAGCCTGCCACGCTTGCGCCACGAGTAGATCGTGTTAACGCTGCACTGGAATCCGCATTCGCGCAGGAGTTCGGCGCACTCCCCCGCCGTGAACGCCCTGCCCGATTCGATGCACTCCCGCAGGAAACCCAATCGCACATCGACCACGCGATAAGTGTTGCCGCACACCGGACAGTCAACGCTTACCGCGCAGACCTCCGCACTCAGCTCCACGCCGCACAGAGGATTCAGGCACCTGCCGATGCTGTGCCTGGATGGCGGCACGTCGATGATGCCCAGCGTCTTGCGCGCCAACCGCTCCCAGTCATGCCAAATCAAACCAATGTCCGGCAGTCGGTTCAACCGCTGGCAAGACCAGCATGCCTTGAGCATGTCAGCGACTGGCGGGACCGCGATGCTTGTGGCCCATGGCATGGCCGGCGGCGCATACAATCGACACCACAACGCCGTCACCGCATCCTCGATCTCCTGCAGATGGTCAACGACCGAGAGTCTGATCGGCGTGGGCGCGGACGGCAGGTTGACACGTCCAGGCTGGTGGCCTCCGTAATGCGCCGTCGAATCCAGAAACTCGCGCAAGGCATGGATCCAGATGGGATAGTCGTGGATCCATCCCCTCAAAGTGTTCTCGCACTTGTCGCACATCGTGGCTTGAATACGGCACTCCCCGCCGCACACTTGGCACATGCCGGCGAGCGCTGGATTGTTTTGGTTGGTTTGTGTTGGTTGGGATTCGTTGGTTGGTTCGTTCATTTGTTCGATTCCCTCCGGCGGGTGTAGTCTGGTTTGTGGTGATGCCAGGAGCCCGGCCGGAAGGTCGGGTTTCTTGTTATTCGCGGGTGTGTCGGATGATCGCTTTGATTTCCTCTTTGGAGACTTGCGGCACCAGTGGTGCGATCTCATCGAGGCTGTATCCGGCCTGATGCCATTTAACGATCATGTCTATGAGGACTTTCTTCACTTTCATTTCGTTTCCTTCTTGTTTTTTACGCATTCCGGGCAGAGGCTCTTCTTGAAATCGTCTGCATTTACCTGCCATCCCTCGTATTCGAGCCGGTGCAGCGGTCCGACATCCCACTTGCGGCATTCGCGGCATGAGAGATGACGGTGGTTCGGACAGAGGCTGTCGCATGGATAATCTCGGTCGATGTGCCATCCCGCGGCTTCCAGTTCGTCCGGCGCTCCACTGTCGGTGATGTCGCAGTCATGGCATTCGACGTGCCAGTGGAGCGGACAGTAGTGCCTGCCTTGGAACTCGTCACATTGCCAGCCGTGGTCGACGGCCTCGTTGTCGGCGTCCTCGTAGGTCGCGTCATCGACGGAAAGGCTTGTATGGCACTCGTCGCAGACGACGAACAGCTCATGGATTTCCCGGTAGCTCATCTTGCCGGCTCCTTGTCGGCTCCGCTCACATGTCTCCAGTCGCAGGACAGGCCGCCCTGCTTGTAGCCCGAGTAGACGATGCAGTCCACTTGCCTCGTGTCGGTCAGGGTGATGACGCATTCGCTGAAGTCGTCGTCCATGTCGGAGCACTGCGATTCGATGGACTTGACCGCATGCGCGGTCGTGGAAGGCTCCGACGCGCTCCCGCATCCGGCGAGCGCGAGGAGGAATACCGGAGTGAGCAGGAACAGGGTGATGGCGGGCACGCCGATGCCGGCGAGTGTGAATGGTTTGCGTTTTCTCATTTCGAGTGTTTCCTTCCTTGTTGTCACCATGTCTTTTTCAGGAGTGTGCGGTATCGGATGTAGTCGTTGATGTCGCGTCGGATGCAGTCGCGTACCCTGTGCGTGCCACGATGTCCCTTGTACGGATCCTCGGGACAGTCGATGAACCTCAAATATCGGCGGAGCGTGGTCAGGTCGAACTTGCGGTAGGACAGCCACCTGTCCGGGTCCAAGCCCAGGCGTTTGAGGAAGTCGATGTCGAAGTCCACGTTCGTGCCGGCCGGAACCAGCGTGAAGCGTTGCGACAGGGAGTCGAGATACTCCTCCACTGCGTTCGCCACAGCATCCACGCAGTCGTCGTGCGCGGAGTCGTTCAACAGTTCGAACAGCAATCCATTGTCCGTGTGCATCGAGAACGCGACCGGGCCCATGTCCAACAGGTCGAGATAGTCCGGTCTGATGATGCGGTGCAGGGATCCATACGAATGTTCGGCCAGCACGTCGGTGCATTCCATGCCGACCTCCAACGGCAGACTGTCATTCCTGTCCGTGCCGGTCGTTTCGAAGTCGAGCCAGAGCAGCGCCTCCGGCTTCCCGTTCCGGTCTTTGTCCTGTTTCTTCATGATTCTTCCTTCCAATTGCTTTGCCATTCGATGATCTCGATTTGCGTGAGCCGTTGCGCCGTGCCGTCATCCAGCAGCCACCACCAGTCGCCGTTCCAGTCGCGTATCGGCGCGTTGAGCGGATCACGCCAGCTCGGGATGATGTAGCCGAACCGTTCCGCCTCGGCCGGATGGGCGTGCGCCCAACCATGGCAGCCGGTCGTGCCGGAACCGCACAGTTCGACGATGTTGCTCGGCAGGTCGCGCACGGTCGGGTTGGCCCGACGGCGCAACTGCCGGTGGTGGCCGCTCCTGCCCGGCCAGACGGTCGGGTCGTGCAGGTTGCGTCCGCAACGCATGCAATGCCAACCCTGGCGTGCGAGCGCGATGCGTTTCGATTCCTGGAATTGCCGGTCGCTCATCGTCGCTCCCTTCCGAACTGGTCGAGCAGGTTGATGCAGGTCGAGCAGTCGCGTTTGATATCGCGGACGAGGTCAAGGTCCATATCGGCGAGCGCTGGGCCTTTGAGCGCGTCGAGTTCCAATCGGTCGGCGGCTTGGATGGCCGAGGTGAGGATGCCGGCCATGTGTGCGATGGTCATGGTGTTCATGCCGCCGCCTCCTGTTCGAACAATTGTTCGGCCAATACGTCGCCGGGCACGTTCGCGAGCTGACGGCGCAGCATGTCCGGGTCCACGCCCTGGTTGAGCAGGTCCGCGACCTTGCATGCGAGCTCCATGTACGTGTCCGTGCCCTCGCAGGCTATCGGGCCGAGAACGCGTTTCACCTCTTCGCTGCCCCACGTATACCGTCGGCGAGCGTTGGAATCCTTTGGCGTGGCGAATCCGCGTTCCTTGCCTTTGACGAGCCAGTTGCGGAATTTCGCGTTCCAGTCGGCCGAGCGGGCTCCCGAGTCGAGGGCCCGGTCGCGGAATTTCCCGGCTTCGATGTCGCAGTCGATGCCTAGCCGGTCGGCGAGCGCCTGGTGTTCCTCGGTTGGCTTCCAGTCGGCTGGTATTGGGATTGGTTTTCTCGCGCGCGCGTTACTCTCTATAGTCTTTATTGTTTCTATAGATTTAGTAGTATTGTCTGCACGCTGTGTGCACCCCTGATTCATGCCAGATTCATGCCAGTTGCACCCCTGATTCATGCCTGTTTTTTGGAGTGCATTTCGTTCACCCCTGTTTTTTGGTTTGATTTCTTGGGGTGCATTTCGTTCACCCCTCTGTTTTGGCAGGTGCATGTCATACACCTTCGGTCGACGGTTTGGCGCGATATCGTCGACGATGTGCTGGTTGCCGTATCTCAGGAAGCCCTTCTCGCGCAGGGAACGGAGCTTGTTGTGCACAGTTCGTTCTGACATATGCAGCTGCGATGCGATGGTTTTCGCGCTCTTCGCGAAGCCCTTGCCGTCATCGCCGGTCCAGTCGGCCACCATCATCAGAAGACGAAGCTCATAAGGGTCGAGCCCGTACTCGTGATACAGCAGTTTCCGAACATTCTCCATGCTCATGATTCATCCTTAGAAATCCGGTTCGGATTCCGGCTTGCCGAAATCACCGAACGATGACGACGAGTGTGAGGACGAACCCCACGGGTCGGACGGCGGCAACGAAGCACCGGCGGTGGCTCCGCCCGTATAGCCCGCCGGCATGGAAGCCGGATTGCCATACGCTCCAGCCGTGCCACGCTGCGCCTTGGCTACCTGCGCGGTCGCATAGCGCAAGCTCGGCCCGATCTCGTCCACCTGCAATTCCATGGAAGTTCGGCGCTGATGCTGCTCGTCCTCCCATGAATGCTGCGTCAGCCTGCCCTGGGCGATCACACGCATGCCCTTTGCCAGGCTTTGCGCGCAATGTTCGGCCATGTCGCGCCACGCGGAGCAGCGCATGAACAAAGCCTGACCGTCTTCGAACTGGTTCGTGTTACGGTTCCAGGTGCGCGGGGTTGAGGCAATCGTGAAGCTGGCAACGGCTGCGCCGCTACCAGTGGTACGAATCTCCGGATCCGCGGTCAGATTGCCCACCACCGCGATAATCGTCTCACCAGCCATTAGAACCTACCTTTCACGGCGAGAGTCTTGATGATGCGGATGGTCTCGCCACCATCCCTAGTCTTCACCATGTGCGTCAACTGCGCGGCCGCTCCCTGATGGAAACTGTCACCAGGCATCACCTCCAACACGGGAGACGCCACCTCGGACACGAACCGGCCCACCAGTCCGGTGAACCGCACGCCCACCGATTCCAAGATCTCCAGCTCCTTCCACGCCTCGGTCTCCATCGCACGACGGCACGCCTCCGCCACTGCCCTGTCGCCACGCGTCATCCCCTTCATGCCGACGTCCTTGACCGGAGCGTTCGGACTGAAATGCCAATGCGGCAGAATCTCCCTCATCGGTTCCTCCCTTGACCTTGATTGATTGATACGAGATTGATTGATATGAGCCGGACCGCTGGGCGCCATGACAGCAAAGAAGCACGCCCATCGTTCCCACAACCCCAAGAAAGCTGAACGAAGCGGGGATGCGGGCGGCGTTGACGGTCCGGCCAAGCGCCGGCGGCGGGATTCGAACCCACAGCGGACGGCGTGACGGCGGAAGACGTGAGAGTGAATGCGTGAAATGCAATGTGAGATGAAAGGACCCACGCCTCCGCCATCCGTCCGCGTCCTTGTACGCCGGCGGATACGGTCAGACGTCGCCATCCACGTCATCGCGCGGAGCGAACCTGACCGTCAGCCACAGGACCGTGGCCAGATACACGCCCTCCACCACAAGCGCGCCCGTCAGACCGCCGCCATGCCAGGTGAGCATAAGCGTCACGCTCACGACCAGACCGACCACGGCCAGCGCGAACTTCAAACGCCTGAGCGTGTAGTTCGGCCTCCCCTTTTCGAACCTGTCCTCGATGCGATAATCGTTGTCCGTCATCTTGCGCCTCCGATCTTTTGAATGAATGTCCTTGCCTGGTCTTTTCCGATGCTCGCCAGCTCGTGGCTTCCGTCGACGTCGAGTTCCATGAGGCTGGCGCCCTTGCCCGTGACGCGAATCGCGTAGCCGGTCAAGCCGAACATGATCACCGTGTCCTTCGGCGGCGCGGGTGGTGTCAGCAGCGTTTCCGCGTCGATTCTCCTGAGTGTCATCACAGCTCCTTGTTGATCGTGTCGACGATGAGGTCCACGAGATCGGCGACGTCGAGGTCGACGTAGCCGACGATGTGGCCGAGCGGACGGCTCGCGTCGATCCCATCCCATTCATCGCCGACAGCCGGCCTGATGACGTCGCCATGCTCGGCGAGTTCGTCGAACACGGCCCTCACGCACGTCTTGCGAATGTCTTTCATGCAATGCTCCTTGTGCAATTCGTCTCGCCTTCCTCAAGCCATTCGGCCACTGCCGTTTCCGGATAAAGGATCATCCGCCCGTGCTTCACGAACCGTGGCCCCTGTCCGCGGAAACGCAACTGCGCCAGATACCCCTGCCGCGTCCGGATCTCCTCCGGCGTCTCGGCCCCGAAAAGCCTCGCCACCTGCGTGGTGGTCATCATCTGCTGCAAGACCATCACGCGCCTCCTTTGCGTGTGTGATGCCGGGCGGCGTTAGGAGAACCGCCCGGCCCCCTCCTAAAATCGGTGTCATCCCGCATTTCCGACGTGCGGGCCGAACAGTTAGGAGAAGAATCATGCTCACACAGCGACAGGCACTCGAAGAGGCGAGAGGAAACATCGCCTGCGGAACCAGCATCGCCGCGCGAATCAAGGAGACCTCGCAGAATCCCGAGATTCGGGAACTCGCGAAGGCTGTCTATTTCATCGGATTCGGCAGCCAGCAGATCGTCAACGCCTTCACCGACTCCGGCAGGATAAAGGATCTCTAGAAGGAAACGGCAGACGGCTTCCATCTGTCCAAGCACGGCGGCGGCAGCGGCGGCCTCCCTCAACTGCTCGAGGCCTCTGCCGCCGATCGACGACATGGCGAAGGTCGAATCAATGAGGTCGACGCTTGTCTTCGGCTGCGTCGCGGTGATGAGACGGTTCCTCAAATCATCGAACGCGGAGAGCATTGCCCTTTGCATGTTCTTGTCCATCACGCACCCGCTTCCAACGTCGGCTGAGTACGACCCCAGTACCGGTCGATGAAGTAGCGCTGCCCCTTGCCGGTGACCTTCGGGGTGCGGCTGACCGTGGTATGCCCGTCAGCATGGGTGACGGTGGTCTCCTTGATGCGGAACAGGCCGAGGTCCATCGCACGCTGAGTCGGCACGTTGCGGTTCGAACCGGACTTGCCGAGATACCCGTCGGCCTGCAGGAGACGGAACAGCCGGTTCTGGCCGATGTCCATCCCGTTCTGCCGGAGCATCTTCGCCAACTCGCCGACCAGGCACGTGCCATCGGACGCGGCGACAGCATCGGCAAACCGGGCTTTCGGCTCCAATACCTTGATTTGCGCATCCTTGGCTTGAAGCTGTTGGTTCTTGCGCTCGATGGTCTTCTGCGCGACAAGCACGGCCCTGGCCATGATGTCCTCATCCGAATCCGACTCGGACGTCGGGATATAGCCGCCGGTCTTGCGGATCTGCGGCAGCACCTCATGCGTCACCCAGCGCTGGAACTCCTTGGCCTCCGGCTTCCGCGAGCGCATGATGAGCTTGTACAGGCCGGGCTCACTGATAATGATCGGCGCACGACCACCATTCTGAGCAACTTCAGAATTTCTGAAGTTGGTCTTCTCATCGTCATCAAGAGGGCGAAGGGCTTCGGTGATGTTGTTCAGTTCGAGGATGTCGCATACGTCCTTGGCGACGAACCATGGTTCGCCATTCTCGTCGGTCAGTGTGCGCAGTGCCGCGCCCTTGAAGTCGAATCGTTGAATACTGTTGTTCATATCGTTCCTTACTGAAGGGGGGTGAATTGATGAAAAACGAATACCGTCTGGTCACTTTCTGCGTGGAGAGTCAGCAACTGTTCTCCGGTGAAGTGGGAGTGACCCGGAGCGCTACCCTTGATTTCCTTGGGTCAGTGCCGGAACTGGCCCAAGCAGATGGATGGTTGGGAGCCGGTGGGCTTTCAGCTTCTGCCGCAGGGCGAAACGACCTATATTGCGGTGATGCTGAAACAGTCGCTCACTGTTCCCGATTCCCTGTAGCCAGTTGCCTTGCGTGTACGGCCTGCTCGTGAAGCAAGTCCGCCAGCCTGTCAAGCTCATTGGCGGTGAGTTTCGCGTTCGGGTCGTGCACGTTCAGTCGTGACAGTCCGTCGATGTACATGGTCAGGCTGAGGAATGTTTTCCTGACCGTCCTGCTGACGTTGCAGGTTCCTTCGATGATGTCGGCTGGAAGCGTGGAGGTGGGGTTGCCGTGCTGTGTTTCGAGGATGATATTGTCTTCCGTTCCTTGTCCGTCACCAGGTAATGATGCGCCTTTGAAATCGAATCGTTGGATTTCATTGTTCATTGGATTCTCCTTAGAAGTTCGGTTGGTTCGTCGGGGCTGTTCTGAGCAGGGTCGCGATGGTTCCGTCGGTGTGCTTCTGCTGTACTGTTGTTCTCATTGGTCGTCCCTTTGTCGTGGAAGCTGGTGGGTTATGGATTCGTCCGTCGTGGCCACATGGGCCGGTGTCGTGGTCGCGATTATCGCTGCCATTGCGTCTGCAATCCTTACTGGAGTGACCATCTGGTGGCCTTGGCATACTCGCGGAAGAGTCGCTATCAATCCGCGAGAAGGCGTTCTTCGGCATGCCGATAAACGACTTGTGCCTTTGATCGCGATATGCGGGTTCAGACGTCCCACATTGTTCGTTGACTGGCGGAACGATGGAGACGGAACCGCGCACGCGATCAAACTGTCGAGTGACGATTCCTGCGAAGTCCTCATGATGCTCGAAGGCCCGCAATACGAGAGGGGATTCGAGGTAGTGGAAGACGTGGCCCTGCTAAAACCCGGAGAGGCTTTTGTGGCGATCATTCTTCCGACCTCCGAAACTGCTCGGGAATCCGTGCGTGTAACCCTGGAATATCTAGAGGAACCCACCCGTTTGGAGAAGTCCCACGTATCCAGACGCATCCTCCTGCCATATCGATTGCCAGCACGGCGTCTTCTGGACATCCGGGAAAAACGCGCTGTCTGGGAATATATGAGGAAGTGGAGCGACGACCTCGGATACGGTTCCACAGACGTTGAAGTGCGTTATTTCGTGGACGAGGTTCTCCTGGAACACTCGGAGTTGGCATATCCAACACTCGACGAAAATCCTCAACAGGACTGACAACCATGCACCTGTTGGCTCGGTAGAACAGAATTGTCACCACAATCACCTCTGGTTCGCGGCGATGATGCCGGTTTCGTCCGTGAGGAGTTCTAGCGGTTCGGAGACGTGAGAGTCGGCTCCGACCGGGGACCGGTCGGAGGGTTCCCTGCCGATGGTGTCGAGGATGAGGTCCGCGAGGTCGTAGAGGTCGATGATGATTTCACCGGTGATGACGGGACAGTGCGGCTCGTATTCATCTATGGTGATGTCGTCCCATCGTTCGCAGTTGAGTGGTCGGATGGCGTCGCCGTGGTCTTTTGTTTCGTTGATGATGGCGTTGACGATGGCTCGTCGCGTCTTGTAATTGATGCGGTTTGTCATTGTGGTTCCTTTTTGGTGTCAGACGTGGAATTTGGTGATGCCGTCTATCGGCTGCAGGAGCAGCATCATCAGCTGGTAGAGGCTCATGCCGAGCATTCCTGCGGCTTTCTCGAGTTGCTCGGTATCGAATGCTCCTTTGCCTTGCAGTCGTTCGCTGACGGTTTTCTCGCTCATGCCGAGTTCCTTGGCGAGCGCGGCTTGTGTCTTGCGGTGCCGTGCGAGCTCGCCGCTGAGATTCCTTGCGATGGTTTCCGTCTCACTCATCTGTCTTGCCGCTCCTTTCTTTGTTCATTGCCTTGCGGTAATTCTTACCGTACTTAATTGAGTAAGTTTATTGTTACTCAATTAAGTATTCTTTACAAATCCTTCTCAATTGGGTACCATGTTGGGCATGGGAAGCATTGCCAGAAATGAAGTCACCGAAGACAGCAAGAGAATCATCGACATATGTCGAGATCTCGTTAAACGAAGCGGAATAACAAATGCCGAGTTCTACAAAAAGAGCGGCATGAGAAACAACTACTGGCACGTAAGGCTCCGATATGAAGCGCCGCTCACGACGTCCGACGTGGAGCACATCGCCTCCACATTCGGGCTCACCAGCCTCGACATCTACACACGAGCACTCGGCAGCGAGGCCGCCCGCGCCTACGAAGCCCGCGAGCGCGAGTCCCGGATCACCGATGATCTCATCGACCGTATCGCCGCGCACCCCGAAGACTATGACGTGGCCGCCAACAGGGATCCGAACGCGCGTCTCGAAGCCGAGACGCCTGACGATTGATGGATTGAAAGGAACACGAATGACCGAATACAACCTGTATTGCGATGAAAGCTGTCATCTGGAACATGACGACAGCGACGTGATGGTCCTTGGAGCCCTCATCATCCCCAAGGATAAAAAGCAGGAAATCACAGAGAATATTCTCCAGATCAAGGCACGTTACGGTGTCAAGGCACGTACGGAAGTGAAGTGGACGAAGGCCAGCATGCCGAAAATCGACCTTTACAAGGACCTGCTGAACTGCTTCTTCCTGGATGACGACATGAGGTTCCGCGTTCTGGTGGCCAAGAAGACGCGCCTGAACCATGAGGCATGGTCACAGTCGCACAACGACTGGTATTACAAGATGTATTTCACCATGTTGAACAGGCTGTTCGACTCCACGAACATCTACAACGTGTACGTGGACATCAAGGACACGCATTCCGCGCAACGTACCGAGAAACTTGAGGAAGTGCTGGCGAACAGCCATTACGACTTCAACCACGAGTGCATCAAGAAAGTGCAGCCGATCCGTTCGGACGAAGTGCAGATGATGCAGATCACCGATGTGATCAACGGAGCCGTCTGCAGGGCGAACCGGACGACCATCCCCCAACCATCGGGCGTGAAAGCTGAAATCATCGACTACATACGCATGAGATCAAAGCTCCGTCTCACCCAGTCAACAACCCTGGGCACGCGAAAGTTCAACATCTTCGTCTGGGAAGGACGGAACGCATGACACCGCATTGGATACCGGAGCTCGTGCCCAAATCCCCGATAGAAGACTTCGCCGTATACGAGGATAGGATTTACGCAATCTTCAGGCAGGACTTCATAGATTCACACCCATCATTCGACGGTCTGAGGGTCTCCGTGCGCCGCCAGAGAGAGGAGACCGACGGAAAATGGGCCGGGTTCTTCCACATCACAAGCGTCGAAGACCACGCGACCGGCGACAGGAACGTTGATCTGCGTAGATGCGAACGAATCAGGTTTCCGCGAAAGACGATTGACGACGCAAAGGATTGCCCGCAATGCCATTATGAAGCATGCGATGCGCCATTAATCTGGAGGAAGCATAAGCATGGCCGCGATAGGCTGTATATCCTCATTGAACCAGAACGGTATCTAGTCGTATTGGAACCGCATAAGGAAAAAGGCTACTGCATGCTGGTCACCGCCTACTACGTCGATCATGACCACAGCTTCAACAAACTGCTGAAAGAATACGATCAGTCAAGCCTGGACGGGAATTGCATTCAATAAAAAGCAAGGGCCGCCGCAGCGACCCCGGAGACTCCTTCTACAACTTGGTAGATGAGCTGATTCAAATATCACATACGACACTCCAACTGTCAAGCGGAACTTGACAAACAGAAAAAAAGTACTTCTCGAAAAACAATACTTTCGGAAGGGAGGAATGTGGATAACAAGACCGTTGCGGACCTTCATCGGAGCGCGGAATCCATGGGACTGTCAATCGTATCGCGCGACCTCCCACGCGACATATGTGGCCTGTACGACGACCGGCACAGGCTCATCCTGCTGGCCGACTGGCTCAACCAACGCCAACGCCGCTGCACGTTGTGCCACGAGCTCATACACGCCAAACACCATGACCCAGGATGCGGCAGCCAAGCCGGAATCAAATGCGAGCGCCGTTGCCGTAGGGAGACCGCGCTGACGTTGATATCGCCGGTGGATTACGGCATGGCCGAGACGGTGTACGATGGCAATACGTGGATGATGGCAGTGGAATTGGGCGTCACCATCCAGGTGTTGAACGACTACCGACAGCTATTGTACGATTCCGGCGTGTGCGTGCAGTAGTTTATACGCCTTTATACGTGCTTATAGAGCCTTATACCCCTTCGGATTCCTTATAAAAATGACCCCGGCCACCCGCATACCGCGAGCGCCGGGGTTTGTTTATGCGAAAAGTGCTTTCCATGCAGTGACGGCGACGAATGCCAGGACTCCCAATACACATAGCCACTGGACTATTTGATCGCTTATCCATGAGTACCAGAACATGCGTCTGTGCTTTGATGCGAGGATGTTGGGGCGTTGCCATTCTGGATAATTTCCGTATAGCATGTTCGAGATTCTGACGAATAGGTGGAGGAACGGATGCCACCCAGCAGCTTTGAGCAGCATGCTCATGCTTGCGTCTTCGGAGACTGGTTGGGAGGAATGTTCCATACCTAGATCATCCGGCAGTTTGTCGATCTGTGAATCGTCATCCCTTGGAGGCATGTCATCGATCTGCGCGAAATCGTCATCGATGGATGGGATGCCGTCGTCATCCGACGCGTCGGCCCATCCGAAGTAATCCTCTTCCTTCGTCACAGCGCGAGGATCTTTCGTCTGTATGCGACGGCATCCACGGATACACGGAAGGCTCTCGCTATGGATATGTTGCTGTCGTCGGCTTTCGCCATTCTCCGCAGTTCCTGCTCCGGCATGAGAAGTGCCCCGGCATATTCGTTCGCGATCACCTCGAAGAGGTTCCCGCGTCCGGCGTCGCTACGTTTGTCCACGTATCCTTTGCCGGCTGGTATCAGCTTGACATAATCCGCGAGCCGTTCATCAGATGCGGTGTGCGTCATATAATGGCCAAGCTCATGCGCAGCGCTGAAGCGCATTCTGTTCAACGGCTGGTCCTTGTCAAGGTACATGGTGACACTGTTGTCGCCGCCGACAAGCATGCCCCATGTATCCACCCCAAGCTGTGAGCTGTAAACCTCTATCCCGGCGCTCCGTGCTATCGCTACCGGATCCACCGGGTATGAGCCGGACCAGTAGTTCTCCAATGTATCCTTCGCGAGATCGCGTGCAATCTGTCTCGCCTCTCCATATGTCATCGACTTCATCGCACGCCCTTCCCTTGCCTTGTCTTTCAAACTACATGCGAGCGCGCGGCATCGTCTACATTTCTTCACAATCTGGATAATCCTGACACATTTTGATGATTTTGGTGAGTGTGGTTCTTCGTGTTCTGACTTGCATTACTTTATTTACTGTGCTAATATAGTTTATATCAAGGAAAGGAGGTGAACATGACACCATCGGAGATAATCACCAGCATCTCGCTTCTCGTCGCGAGCATCGCGGCCCTCATCAAAGCAGTGACCGGACTCATCAAGGAGATGAGACGGAAACCGAAGAAGAGGAAGTGAGCAAGGGTTCCGGCCAGACCTAGGGGCCGGAACCCCATATCTCCGATTATGCCATGGGACATCATGAGAACGGAATCGATAGTCAGCGCGGTGTTCGCGCTCGGAACCGCCGCCAGCGCATGGTTCGGCTGGCCGTTCGCGCTCACCGCCGGATGTGCCATCGTCAGCGCCGTCTTCGCGCTCATCGCCGGAAGGAAGGACTGACATGGCCGTCGAATACCTGAGCGTCACCGACGTGGCCAAGCGCCTCGGCATCAGCACCGCCGCCGTCAGCGCCTACAAGCTCCCCCAGCCGGACGCCACCATCGGACGCACGCGCGGCTGGCTCCCCGAGACCATCGACCAATGGAACGCGCAACGCCCTGGCCGCGGTGTCGGCGGCGGCAGGCCACGGAAGAAGGCGGAAGATGGCGACCATTGACGCATACGACACCAAGGACGGACGACGATGGCGCGTCATCTACCGCAAGCCGGACGGCACGCAGACCAGCCGGCGCGGCTTCCAACGCAAACGCGACGCCCAGGAATGGCTGGCCGAACACGTCACCGTCGCCAAGGCCAGCGGAACGTACATCGACCCGCAGGCCGGCCGCCGGAAGGTCGGCGGGCTCTGGCCGGCATGGATAGCCAAGAAGCGCGTCTCGTCAAAGGCCAGCTACGTCGAATCGCTCGAACGCGCGTGGCGGGCCCATGTCGAACCGCAATGGGGCGCGCGCACGCTCGAATCACTGACCCGCGCCGAAATCCAGGAATGGGTCAGCGGGCAGGCCGAAAGCAAGAGCGCCACCGTCGTGCTGCGCAACCTCGGAATCCTGCGCGGCATCTGCGCCGACGCCGTGTCCGACAGGCTCATCCCATCCAACCCGTGCGACGGCATCGAGACGCCACGCAAGAAGCGCAAGGAGCACACGTACCTCACCGTCGAACAGCTGTTCCGGCTCGCCGACGAATCCGGCGACCGGCGGACGATGGTGCTCGTGCTTGGCCTGTGCGGACTGAGATGGGGCGAGATGGCCGGACTGCACGTCGAGGACGTGGACTTCGCCAGACACCGGCTTTCGGTCAGACGGAGCGCCACCACAGTCGGCCACGAGGTGGTGGTCGACCTGCCAAAATCCGGCAGGCCGAGACAGGTCGTGTTCCCCAGCACGCTCGACGCCCCGCTGCGCGAGCGGTGTGCGGGAAGGGAAGGCTGCGAGCCGCTGTTCCCTGCGCAGGACGGCGGATATCTGGCGCGCACCGCGCCGCCGAACGACCCGACCAAGTGGTTCTGGCGGGCGAAGAGGCGCGCCGGTGTCCCTCTCGGACTCACCTACCACGACCTGCGCCACACCGCGGCGAGCCTCATGGTCAGCTCCGGAGCGAACGTCAAGGCCATCCAGAACCAGCTCGGCCACGCGAGTGCGGCGATGACCCTGGATGTGTACGCCGACCTGTTCGACGACGATCTGGACGCGGTCGGTCTGGCGATGGATTCGTTGCTGCTTCGGGAAAATGTTGCCAAAATGTTGCCAAAAACGACTGCGAGCGCGGCGTGA